TGCCACAGGGAGAGCACGTCCCGGACGATCAGCGCGCCCAGGACCGCCTGCCCGTCGCGGAACGCCCTGGCCATGATCTTCGGCGCGTCAGGAGGGAGGGGCAGGCCCTCGGCTATCGCCGGCTGCGGAGAGGTCAATGCCCGTACTCCGAGCTGGGCCAGACATCCACGGTATCCCGGTCGATGATGAATGCCTGGATTCCCTTGTCAATCCATCCCTTGACAAGCTCATAATCCTCGTAGGGACTGGGATCACCCCAGTTATTAACTTCGAGGATTTCCCGGCGGTGCATGATCGTGGGCGTTCCGCAAGTCCCGTAGAACTTCCCTGCCCCGTGGATTCCCGCCCTGACGCTGTTGCCCGAGGCAAGATGCCTGATCATGCACGCATACGCGAAACCGCATTCCGGATGGTCGTCCAGGGCCTGCACGAGAAGCCGGACGTGATCGGGCCGGAAAGCATCGTCGTCGTCCAGGTATCCGATGTACTCGCCGGTCGCCCTCTCCAGGGCCTTCTTCCTGATGTTCGCCCCGTATCCGTCTCCCGACTTTCCTTCCCAGAGATAGCTGATCGGGAAAGGACGGAATACGCCGGACTCTTCGCTGATCCTTATAGAGGCCCACGCATCCGGGTTGGCGCCGTCGCTCTGGATTACATGCTCCATCTCTCCCCGGAAATCCTGCGCCTGGACGGACGGGATGCAGCGGGAGAGAAGAAGCGAACTCCTGCTCGGGAGGGTAGGAGTGATAATGGAGACTTTCATCGTCTTATCCTCTTCCGGTCCCGGGCGCGTGCTCCGGAACAGTCAGGTCATGGATCGCGTCCCCGATTTCCCTCGCGCCGGGGAAAGCAAACTCAAGCCAGAAGGAAATCTCCGAGAGAGGATGCGCGATCAGGTTGTGCGCTGCCCACATCAGCTCCCGCCTGAGCTGCCCTGGCTCGGTGATCTTCGGGTATTCGGTCTTTGCCATCAGACCCCCAGCGGGTGGCGCACGTCGGTGGCGTAAGGCTCTTCTTCGGAGACCATGCCTCCGGGAGCCTGGGACATCGGCTGGCCGGGGCCGGAGAGCTGCGCGGCCAGGATGCGGTCCAGGTTGGCGAGCACGTCCGGGGTGACGGCGCGCTTCCAGCGGTCAGCCTGCTCCTGGGTGACGCCCGGGACCATGGGCCACAGTTCGGTCGCGGGAACGCCGAGCATCTGGCTGAGCTTGCCGAGCCCGTCCACCGTGGCGGCGAAGTTCCTGGCCCCGGTGTCGCGCCACAGGATCTCGGCAGAGACGTTGCTCCAGGTATCCATGTCGCCGGCTGCGAGCCCCATGAGCCGGAAGTGCTGCTTGGCGGGTTCGTTGAGAGAGCCTTGCAGTTCTTCGATCTTGCGGGTAAGGCCGTCCCTGGCGGCAGTCAGGGCTTCGGCGGAAAGGTTAGCGACCTGCCCGAGAAGATGATAAGGAGGAACCTGGGAGATCGTGCTCATGTGGCGGATCGTGAATTCCCGCCCGTTCAGGTAGTCCCTGAGATCGGTCTGGTCGAACTCGCCGAACTTCGTGTCCTTGTCCGCTGCCACCCACAGGCGGTCAACTCCCGAGCGGAATGGCTCTCTCGGCCTGTTATTCTCGTCAACCGGCACCATCCCGGATACCCAACGCTGCCGGAACGCCCCGTACTGCTGCGCCATCAAAAGGTTGAACGTGGTCGTGTTGATCTGGTCCTGAAGCGGGATAAGCGGCCAGATTTCGCCCTCGACATCTTCTTCCCCGTCAAGGTCGATCTGGTAAGTCCACCGGACAACCGGGCATTCTCCCATGCCGTGGTATCCGACGACGGGGACGCCTGTCGGAAGGAACGGATCGTCATCCTCGGGCCAGTAGATCTCGGGAGTATTAGGCTTGCCGAGAAGCGTATAAACGTTCTGGTCGTCGTAAAGACGAACTACCCTCCGGGTGCCCTCGATGCTTTCGAGGGTATATTCCTCGACCGAGAATATCGGCCACTCATCGTCGATGTAATCCTCGTAAAGAGCGGTAATGCGCCGTGGCGATATGAATCTGCTCCTGGGGAATCCGCCGCCCTTGCCCCCGGTATCCGGCAGTGACATGGAATAAGCGCACCCGTACTTGATGATCGAGCGCCAGAGCCCGTGCTGCCGTGACGGCAGCCGGTTAGCCATCCACGACTGCCAGGGACCGTTATCGGCATCCTGCTTTTCCTTGGCAATGACAGCCCGGTGGATCTGCCCGGCAACGTCAATGACGATATCGCGCTTCTCGTCATCCGTCTCGGCCGACAGGATCTGGGCATGGGCCTTGGAAATGACGGCACTGATCTCGTCGCTGACCGGGCTCTGGGGAGTCGGCCGGTAGCCGTCGATATGCAGGTTCTCCGCGATCACGGAAATGACCAGGGGCAGGTAATTGACGATCGACCGGCGGATGAGCCACTTGTACTCGGCTTTCGCCCCCCGGGGGACGTAGACGGAATCATGCCTGCCCCGGACGTAATGCTCGATCTTCTCCAGGCGGCGCTGCTCGGCCTTGCGCATCGTCAGGATGCGCTGGGCGGTCTCCAGAACCTTCCGGTTGCTGCCCGTGCTGTCGTCCGCGCCGGCTGCCATCACCGACGATGACTGCCTCCCGTCAGGGGAGAGCGGGCGCGAGCGCCGCGTGGCGACGGCTGTACCTGCCATGATGCTCCTCGCCGGGTTCGGTCACTCGAACCCGTAGACAACCCCGGAGCGGGGCTCTTCCTTATTCTGGCTGATCAGGGACGCAAGGTACAACCTGCGCGCCATGCGCGACCCGATCACGCACACGCAGGCGTCGATTTTCTTGGGAGACTGCCGGGTTTCCTTGGACACTGATATTCCCCACCGGTTCGGGTACCGGCGGGCGTTATTCACGTGGCGCGCGACCCGGGAATCCCCGTCGTGGGTGAATGCCTTGTCTTCTATTTCCGCCAGGCACAGCTCAGCGGCCATCGTGAAATCATAGACGTGCGTTCTCATGTCCCATGCGATGGGCTCGGGCTGCTTTCCTCCGGGAACTGCCCAGAGCTTGAGCCTCTCTCCGTAGCGCTCGGGCCACTCCACCTTCGTGAAAGACTCCCATTCTTTCACGTCAGCCAGGAAAATGACCACGTTCCATGTCATGAAAGCATGCTCGACCGCCGAATCGACTTCCCTGACTGGGACCGGGATCGCTTCCTTTCCTTTCAGCGCTTTCTGAGGCTCCCAGACTCCGATGGTGAACACGTGGCCCGTATCGATATGGCAGCCCATGAGAGCCGTCGTGTCCTGGGTGCGCGAGCCGTCGAAGAAGAGCGCTATCTCGTCTCCTTCCTTCACGATCTCGGGATTCGGGTCAGCCAGGACAGCCCACTGGGCAGGCTCGATCCAGGCAGTCTCCGGGGGAGTCGGCAAGTTGAGGTAAAACCGCTTGCCGTCCGCGAGAGTGGTCTCGACATCGAGGAAAGATGCCATGATATTGCGGATATCGACCCACGAGCAGTCCCCGTAGACATGCCTGAATGCCTTCATCAGGGATTCGTCATCATCGATGTCAGTGTCGTGCGGAGCGATCCTGGCATCGTAAAGGGTCAGCTTCTCCGAACGAGTTCCTCCTTCTTCCTGGAGAATCCAGGCGTCGAAGGTCTCCTCGGCCTTTGATTCGGCGCCTGGTTCCCATGCGTTGCAGGTCTGGACGCCGCGCGATCCTGACTTGGAAAGGTTACGGTCAATCGTCCGGGCCAGCTCGATCCCGCCGTTAGCCGGACGCCAGTGCTCGGTCTCGTCCATCACGCAGAACGTGACTAGTGCGCCTTCTGCCGCCGAAGCCGAACTGGTGATTACTTCGAGCTGGCCTATTCCCCCGGCAGTATAGATAACCGTCTTGCCCGGGTCCAGGTTGTATTTCCGGACTACTTTCCGGTCCTTGGTGGTCATCGCGCGGACCATGCGCATGGTGTTAGCGGTCTGGCTTTCGCTGGTCGCCGCGATCTGCACCAGAGGCATTGCCACCGGCTTTGCCGTGCAGCCGCTCAGCAGCCGCAGGAAAGCAGGATCTTTCTCGCTTACGTTCTCAAGCACCCACTGAACGGGCATGATCTCGTGAAGCTCATCAAGCCGGACGGGGCCGAGAAGCTCGGTCAGCGCATGGACGGCTGCGAAAGGAGATTTTCCGGCACCTTTAGCCAGGCGCCGTACTGCTTTCCCGTACCACCAGCGCTGCTCGTCGGTAAGGGCGTAATACCACAGGAGGAAATTGCGCTGGCTGCCGATCGGCCTCCACATCTTGCCGGCATAGGGGCCATCCGGCTGCTGGAGATTGGCCTGAGCCCATGCCATCGAATGCCAGCCGACACTCCGGACTGATCCGTCCCGGGGGAATTTAGGCAGGGTGACAAGACGGTCAGCCGGAGCGGTAAGAAGCGGATTAGGCATCCTCGTCTGGATCATCGACGATGTGCAGGAAATCACTGATATCAGTAACGGCAGCGATATCTTCCGGAGCTCGGGTGTCCGTATCCCCGGTCAGCTCGATCTTGATCCGGCGCCGGTCGCCCTCAGTCGCCCCGAGAGTCCCGAGCCCGCTCAGGATAGCGCTGAGCATCATTGCGGAAGGCTTCCTGATCGTCGCCATGATGTGACGGCAGATAACCGTAAGGACAGCCCAGTCGGAAGGAGCGTAGAAAATCGCCTGCCCGGAAGTACGGAAAGACTCGTACAAATCGAGGGCGAATCCGTCGAGCCATTCCGGAGGCTCAGGGCCGAGCTTTTCTTCAAGCTCAAGAGTCCCCCTGGAAACCTCGTTCTCCTCGGCGCTGTTATGCCCGAGCCTTTCGCTTACTCTTTTCGGGACCGGACCCCTGCTCGCGACATGCAATCCAATGAGCCCCTTCCGGGCGCAGAACCGGGCCTTGCGCCCGGTGCTGGGCATAGAGTACCGGAACCTGCGGAACCTATGGAACCCGGCTATGATATGGGCAAAGGTGCCGTCTGATCATGACGACCAGGTGTCCTTTGCCCTAGAGAAGCCGCCTTGTAGGAGCCGCCCTGCACGGGGACGTGCGGGCTCCGGTGACCGGTAAGGGCGGCTTCTCGCCTCAGCGCATGCCGGTGAGCCCGGACAGGGCATGCCCTCGCGAGTTCAGGCGCGGAACTCTGGTATCCATCCGGGCTCATCCCGCAGCGAAACCCGGACTGATCAGCTCCGGCTACGTTTTCAGCGCGATATGTCGCTGGAGGGCCACTGCGGACGGCCAGACCGGACGATACTCTCCCTGCATGACACAACGCAACAGATGGGTGCGGAGCTGGCTGCCCGAGGGACACAAGCTCCTGGAGGGCAACCGCCCGAGGGTGATCGATTACATCGAGCGCTTCCCGATCGACAACTACAATTACTACCCGCTGATCAAGGACCACGCGGAGCGCTTCCCCGGCCAGGGCCTCATCCACGTGGACTGGGATACCGCCTTCGGAATCGAGACCCGTGATGCCTTCGAGCGCGCCGCGCGGGCATCAGCCGATCGCGTCCTGGTCGCCCCGGTCAGGATCTACCCCGACAGTACGGCGCTGGACAGGACCGTCTGGAACCACCGCGTACCCCTCCATCCGCAGGGCCTTCGGGCGAGGTACACCGAGTTCACCGGGGCGAAGTGGGTCTGGGTCCAGCAGGATCAGGACATGGAAGCCGCCCTGTTCGGATTCGGGATGCTCTACATCCCTTACCACGTCTGCGAAGCCTTCGTCCGGGAAGCTCCTGACGATCTTCCCCTCAACGATTACGACTTCTCATTGTGGCACTACAAGAAGTATGGTCTTGTCCCGATCACCTGGGATATCATCCCGGTACACATCCACTGGGAAAGCGCATTCGAGGAGTAACCGTGCCAGAGCCGCCGCCCGTCAAGGTGGATGATCCGGCCACGCGCCTGCTGCGAGCGATCTTCGGCGCCTGCCCTGACTGTGACAACCCTGAACCTCATGAACATCCGTGCGCAACCTGCGGAGCTGCACAGCCTCTTCCTGATGGCTCCTACTGCTGGCACGAGACGGAGGAATGATGTCCAGTAAGGAATATCGGTCACTGGCTAGAACTCATGTCGTCCGGTATCCCGGCTGCGCAGGCTGGCTTGCCTGGAGGGGCAGCAAGCGCGCCATGTGGCGCTGCACGGGGTGCGGGCACCGCGTGCGCACGAACGGAAAGGAGCCTGTCGAGACGCGCTACCGGCCGTGGCGCATGCCGGCGGAGATAATCGGCCGATACCGAGCCAGAAGACACCAACTGAAAGTAGCAACGTGACACAGCCATATCTCAATCGTAAAGCCGTGATGCTCTGCCCCTCGCGGGGCAGGCCGGACGCGGCAGCCGAGCTGATGCGCAACTGGGCGAAGTTCGCCGGCTTCGCCCGCCTGGTCGTCATACAGGACTCTGACGACCTGACCAGCTACCCGATCGGCAGCGAAGACGACCGGACGACGCTCCTGACGATGGACAGCAGCCTCGGGCGCGGCTCGATCGGCAAGGCCCTGCGAGGATGGCCGGTTTACGCGGCGGTCACCAGCGATACCCACAAGGCAGACGGAATCCGCGAGCCCGGGATCGGCCCGCTGGTGAACTCGGTCGCCGCCGAGCTGTGCGCTGATCCGTCGCTCGACTACATCGGCTTTCTCGGTGACGATCACCGGCCGCGCACTCCGCTCTGGGACGCGAAGCTAGTGAAAGCAATCGAGAATCAGGAAAGGGGAGAGTTTCGCGCCGTGGGAGTCGCCTACGGGGACGACCTGTTCCAGGGCGAGAACATGCCCACTGCCTGCATCATGTCGGCAGATCTTGTCCGCTGGGCCGGAGTCATGAATCCTCCCGGCTGCACGCATCTTTACCTGGATAACTTCTGGAAGCTGCTTGGGCAGAGCGTGCGCAACCTGAAGTATGTCCCGGAAGTCATCATCGAGCATCTGCACCCCTATGCAGGCAAGGCCGAATGGGATGCCGGGCACCGCCGTGTCAACAGTGACTCCATGCAGCAGCACGATGCTCTCGCATGGATGCGGTTCACCGGATCTGAGTGGGCAGGCATGCACGGTAAGATCCTCGCCGGGCTCCGTGCCAGAGCAGAAGCCCTGTGAGCTACTGCATAAAATGCCGGATCACTAAAGTAGACATAAAAGGGCAGGCTTGCCCGGCTTGCCTGGCAGAAGCAGCCCAGTCGCTTCGCCTCCCTCTCACTGCCGGACAGAAGATCATCAGCATATTCACCCGGAAGAAGTAAATCATGGAATGGAAGCTATTCGAGGGCGACACTCCTCATGTCTCCACCCAGGAATTCCACTCCGGCCGCGAGCGAGCCCCGCACCTGGAGCAGCCAGGACACCGGGAACGCCTGCACCTGACTGCCAGCATGATCGGCCGGCTGTGCAGTACGGCAAGCCCTGTTCCGCTCACCCTGACTGACCTCGGATGCGGCGACGGAGGCTTGCTGTCTCTCGTGCAGTCCTTCTTCGCCGATGCCTGGGGGTATGACTTCCAGCCGTCGAATGAGGAGGGCTGGGATGAGCGCGATGTCAGGGCATTCCAGGTCGACTTCGTGAATAACTGGGAAGGAGTCGTTATCGGCGAAGTCGTGGTCATGACTGAAGTTCTGGAGCACCTGGCCGATCCGTTCGCGATGCTCAAGAAGCTGCATGACAGCCCGGCGCGCTACCTGATCTGCTCATCGCCCTGTACCGAGACCGACCGGAACCATTGCGCCGAGCACGCCTGGGCCTGGGACAAGCGCGGCTATGCCGAACTCCTGTTCAATGCAGGATGGCGCGTCTTGCACCACCAGACGACAGGAATGTTCCACATCGTCACCGCTAGCCGCCGAAAGTCCTGGGACAGCCTCGGAAACATGTTCGTCATGGCCGGATACGAGAAAGAGCATAACTAAATGAAAAACGCGCTCATCACGGGATCGTCTGGATTCCTGGGCAGGCACTTCAGGAAGAAGCTCGAAGATGACGGCTGGGGAGTAACTCCGGTCGATATCTATCACAAGGCCAATCCCATGAAAAGGATTGATACCCGGCTCATGGATGCCCGGGACTTCTTCAGGTATTACAATAAGTACGATGATAGCGGAGGCAATAATGTCGACCTCGTGATTCACTGCGCTGCCGTGGTCGGCGGCAGGCAGGTCACGAGCAACGAGCCGCTGCGGCAGGCAGTCAACCTGGAGCTGGACGCGGCGCTGTTCCAGTGGGCTCTGCGAGCCCGGCCCGGCCGGGTGGTCTACATCAGCTCCAGCGCCGTCTACCCGTGGAATCTCCAGCGATTCAGTTCTAAGCTCAGGCTCCAGGAGGTGATGGCCCCGATGCCCCTGGGGAAGGGCCTGGGGCGCCCTGACGCCCTCTACGGGCACGCGAAGCTGAACGGGGAGTACCTGGCACGCCTCGCGCAGGCTGAAGAACTTCAGGTAACGGTCGTGCGCCCGTTCAGCGGCTACGGAGCAGACCAGTCCGAGGATTACCCCTTCCCTGCCTTCGTGCGCCGCGCGCGGGCGTCAGCCGATCCGTTCGACGTGTGGGGTGATCCGATGCAGGTCCGCGACTTCATTCACGTCGATGACATCGTGGACGGGACGCTGGCCGTCGCGGAGAGCTGCTTCGCTCATCCGGTCAACCTCTGCACCGGCCGGCCGACCGAGCTGGGCGCCCTCGCCCGGATGATCTGCAAGGAAGCTGGCCACCAGCCAGGCTGGATCAGGACAGTCAAGGACAAGCCCATGGGAGTCGAATGGCGGGTGGGCGATCCTGCGCAGATGCTTGAGTTCTATATCCCGAAAGTGAGCCTGGAAGAGGGAATCAGGCGCGCTTTCACTGATTAGCAGCCCGGCAGGGAAAAACCCGCGCTCCGGATCGCTGGAGCGCGGGTTTTCTTGTGCCTGAATGGTTCCGGACAGGCGATCTGGCTGTATCACAGCCGTCTGTGGAAGGGGACGGCCCTCACCGGGGCTCTTCGCAGCAGCAGGAAGTGCTGGATTGTCATTACGGGCGGGCTCAGGGCCAGAATTACCGAGTTATCGCTTCCCCTGATGCGCGGGATCACGTGATTATAATGATGATGCTGCGTCTGCCGCGACACGACGGCGTGAATTGCCACCGGGGACAGCAATACGAACGCGAAAGCCAGCATTGCTGCTATCACGGCTGCTATTTTCCTCACGATAATCCCTCCTTTCTCCGTTGCCGGGAGCGCTTGCGGGACGCTCCGATCCTAGCGCATGTTTCACGTGAAGCGGAACCCTCCGGAACCTCTGGAACCGAGCCCTGTAAAGGTGCAGTTCAGAGGGCGTTTTCGCGAGTACGGCGGAAGGATATCGCCTTGTTAATCGGGCCGGATGACAGAAGCT